CTCCAGTTCTCCAAAACCTCTCCAGGGTTCCAGTCTGGTGAGTATGATTTTTATTTTAGAGGTGACGATATTGGTCTTGATACCATTGGTGATTTGGTTACTACCGCAGAACTAAATGGTATTGTTGAACGCACAGGTGCCTGGTACATACTTCCTGATGGCACAAAGGTTCAGGGTAAAGAGGCATTTGTTAATAGAGTGCGAGAGGATCTTGACTTGCAAGAATCAATCAAGGCAAAACTAAATGGCTAACTTTACTATCTATAATGGACAGTGGACTTGCCATACATGCAAAGCCATAGTGCCTACACTAAGATGTTACGCAGATGAAAAAATGTTAAGTTGGATGTGTAAGGATAAGCATCTTACAAAAGTCTATTTGGGAAAAAGAAAGAAGAGTGACTTTGACGGAGAAGAGTGAGTCTAAGAGAATAGGTGCTAAGCAGCACAAAAACTCTGGTCGCAATACCCAAAAGGGTGATGCTTCCTGGAAAAACTTTGTTGTAGACTTTAAAGAGGTTGGAAAGTCTTTTACTTTGAACAAAGAGGTTTGGGCTAAGGCTACTACAGATGCTATGAAAAATGGCAAAGATCCAGCCATAGTGGTAGTTTTAGGCGAGGGTAATTCTAAGGTAAGACTTGCTATAATTGAGATGAGCATACTAGAACAACTTTCAGAGGATGGTGTATAATAGTATTATGGACACAGGATACGCACCAAAAAATAAAATAGTTCCACACATAGTTAAAAACTTCTTTACTGAAGAAGAAGTAGAAGTTTTGCTTGCAATTGTTAAGTATCAAAAAAATGCTAAAGATCTTGATGCTTTTTACTCACCTATTGTCTTGGCTGAATTATCAAGAATGCAGGTAGAGGTTATGTATCCGATAACCATACGTAAAAAACTTGAAATGTTTGCATCAAATTTAGTTGGAGAAGAAGTTTTTATGTCTCATAATAGTTATTTAAGTTACAATAAAGAGCATAATTCTACATCAAATCCAAAACTACCAGTACACTATGATTCAGATAATTATTTTTCTAAACTAACAATTGATTACCAATTAAATGCTAATATAGATTGGCCTATAGTCATTGAGAATGAAAGTTTTAATCTTCAGTACGGAGATCTTCTTGTATTTTGGGGTGCTGGTCAGGTACACTGGAGAGAGCCAGTATTATTTAAAGAAGGAGACAATACTGAAGTTTTGACAATGCATTTTTCAACAATGGAAGATTATAATAAGTTAAACAATGTTTCTCGTGATCCAGAAGCAAGAAAAAATAGGCTTAGACTATGGCAATCAGATCCAGTATTCCTAAAGTATAATGAAGATTTTTTTGAAAAAGAAGGAAATCTAACTAAAACAAACAACAACAACTCTTAAAAAGGAAAATAAATGCAAAACGAAAGCACAACAATTGATATGGTAAATGGTCTTGCAGAAATAGCAGACTATATGCAGGACGAAGAACTTACGACAGCACTTACATTTATTGCCAAGATTATTATTAAGCCAGACATTCCTTTAAATGTGGCTACAGTAGAGATTGTTCGACTACAGGCTATTGCAGCAAAGATGGCTTTTAAGGCTACATGGATGGCCAATGTCGATAAATCGGATCGTGGCAAAAAGAATCTTTACTATACTGCAGCAGAGTCTATTAATAACCTTGTTTCTGCACTAAAATACATAACTCGATAGTCTGCTATACTTATAACTAATAGAAACGAGAAAATTAATGACGAAAAATTTACTACATACAGTTATGATTAAGCCAGAAGAAAAGCCAATTCATTCAATGGATATAGCAGGTCTTGAGGCTAAAATTAAAGAGGGATATACGATTACTCGTGTAGACAAGCACACAACAAAGAAAACTTTTGCTCCATCAACTATTGCCTATGGCCATGGAGAGTGCGCTAGATATTGGTACTTGGCTTTTGATGGTCAGATGTTTGAAGACAATGCAGATGCTTACTCAGCAGCAAATATGACTGCTGGAACCCTATCGCATGCAAGAATTCAAAACGCAATGATGAACGCTGGGATAGTTAAGGTTTATCGTGATGACGATAACGAGCCTACAACAGAGTTTAAGATTAGACATGATGATCCACCTATCTTTGGATATGGAGATGTTATGTTTGATTGGCAAGGAGAAGAACTCATTGGTGAAATTAAAACAATGATGAACGAAGGGTTTGAATATAGAAAAGCATCAGGTAAGGCTAAAAATGGTCACCTAATGCAGTTGCTTATCTATATGAAGATCTTAAAGAGACCAAAAGGTGTCATGATTTATGAAAATAAAAATAATCATGAACTTCTTTTGATCCCTGTAGATGTAAACGATCATTACCGTCGGTGGGTAGACCAGGCATTTGATTGGATGAGACTAGTTAGAAAGGCATGGGAAGACAGAACCCTGCCAAACAAAAACTATAGATCAAATTCCAAGATATGCAAGTCATGCCCAATTAAAAAAGCATGTGAGTCTGCAGGTCCAGGCGTACTAAAAATAGCGCCCTTGGAGATTCTTGGTGAACAATTGTAAATGTTGCGATAATAGTTTTACGCCTGCAGTATCATATCAAATATACTGCTCGCAAAACTGTAGAGATATTGCAACAAAAGAAAAGATTGCAGCAAGATATCTGCAATCAAAAAGGCAAAAAAGAAAAGGAAAGACAAGGCTTTGTAAGTCTTGTTCTTTACCTCTTTCTATTTACAATGATGATCCAGTATGTTCATCTTGTAATGTAAATCCTGATGCGGTTAACAAAGCAATTAAAGAAATAAAAGGTAAAATTAATGGTAAAAAATAAATGGGGATTAGAGTTAGCGCCAAAAACAATTTGTTCTATTGACGCTAGTACTAACAGTCTTGCCTTTGCTTTATTTGATACCAAACAAAAAACATTAGGTGTAGTAGGAAAAATATATTTTGAAGGAAAAGATACCTATGAAAAGGTTATGGATGCTGGCAAAAAGGTTAAGTTGTTTTTTGATTACTACGGGGGCTTTGAGGCAATAGTAATTGAACATACAGTATTTATGAATAGTCCAAAGACTGCTGCAGACCTTGCGCTAGTGCAGGGAGCAATCCTTGGATCAGCAGGACAATCGGGAACTAAAATGATTGGAAAGGTTTCTCCAATCACTTGGCAGAACTATATGGGTAATAAAAAAATATCTAAGGACGAACAATTGTTCATTCGTTCACAAAATCCTGGTAAGTCTGTGTCTTGGTATAAAGCATACGAAAGAATGCTTCGTAAAGAAAGAACAATAAAGTTTATTAATACTATCTATGATAAAAACATTTCAGACAACGATGTTGCAGATGCTTGCGGGATTGGGCATTGGGCTATGGATAATTGGGGCAAAGCAATTGGGGTTGACAAATAAACCTATGGCTGCTAAACTATATACAAGTGAAACCTTTATGCGTAAGAGATACCTTATGGATAAAAAAACACCAGAAGATATCGCAAAAGAATGTGGATGCTCGCTAGAGACCATCTATGTTTATCTTGCTAAATTTGGACTAAGGAAATCAAGACGATGAACAAACTTGAAAAAGCACTGGTAGCGCTGGCTGTTATAGGCACAGTAGGTTTTGGCTTTGCTATTTCGGTATTAAAAGGTATTCCAGAAGCATTTGATTGGGAGGAAGATGATGAGTGAAAACTTAAACATAACAGTTGATCAAGTAAATAATCCTTTGCACTATACTTCAGATCCATCTGGTATTGAGTGTATAGAGATTACTAGACATCGTAATTTTAATATTGGCAATGCCTTTAAGTATTTATGGAGAGCAGGTCTTAAGGATGAGCAAAAGACTATTCAGGATCTTGAAAAAGCAATTTTCTATATCAAAGATGAAATCAATAGACTAGAAGGAAAACATGTCAACTGAAGATGATCTAGTCAAGCATTTAGACCAAGTAAATTTAGTAGTAGAAGAATACTTAAAAGGTAATGACCCAACAGTAATTTCAAAGCAACTTGACATTCCAAGACAAAGAGTTGTAACGCTTATTAACGAGTGGAAAGTTATGGCATCTGCTAACGATGCTATTCGTGCTCGTGCAAAAGAAGCACTTGCCGCTGCCGATACACACTATAGTAAGTTAGTTTCTCGAACATATGAAGTTATTGATGAAGCATCAATGACCAATAATCTTAGTGCAAAGACTGCTGCCATTAAACTTGTTATGGACATTGAGTCTAAGCGCATTGATATGCTTCAGAAGGCGGGGCTACTTGAAAATAAAGAACTTGCTGAAGAGATGATAGAAATTGAGCGCCGTCAAGAAGTCCTTGTTTCAATACTAAAAGATATTGCATCCGAGTATCCGCAAGTTCGTGACGAGATAATGCGTAGACTCTCTTCGTTTGCAAAAGACAACGAGGTGATTACGGTTGTCCACGATATTTAATGATTTCCTTGAAGTTCTTAAAGATAATAATTTTCAAGAAACTCCAGTAGACGCAAAAACATTTGTTGAGGGTGAGGCCTACCTAGGTCAGCCTGGACTGTCTGATATTCAGTACGACATTGTTGAAGCAATGAGTCAAATATATCGCAAAGAAGATCTCATAGAAATAATGGGAGAAGAAAAAGGCACAAGGTATTTTGAAAAATACACAAAGAACGAAATCATCTTGCAACTTGGAAAGGGATCTGGAAAAGACTTCGTATCTACAGTAGCCTGTGCATATATTGTATACAAACTATTGTGTTTGAAGGACCCAGCAAAGTATTTTGGTAAGCCATCTGGAGATGCTATTGACCTAATCAATGTGGCCATTAACGCACAGCAGGCTAAGAATGTTTTCTTTAAAGGTTTTAAAAGTAAGATTGAAAGATCCCCGTGGTTTGCTGGAAAGTTTTATGCTAAAGCGGACTCAGTTGAGTTTGATAAGTCTATAACCGTTTACTCTGGCCACTCAGAAAGAGAATCTCATGAGGGGTTAAACCTTCTTCTTGCGGTGCTTGATGAGATTTCTGGTTTTGCATCTGAAGTTGGAACAGGTAACGAACAAGGAAAGACTGCTGAGAATATCTACAAGGCCTTCCGTGGATCAGTTGACTCTCGTTTTCCAGACCTTGGCAAAGTTGTTTTGCTTTCATTCCCAAGATACCCAGGAGATTATATCTCAGAGAAGTACGATGCAGTCATTGCTGAGAAAGAGGTAGTTGAAAGAACTCACGAGTTTATTATTAATCCATTACTTCCTGATACAGACCCAGACAATAAGTTTGAAATTTCCTGGGATGAAGATCACATCATCTCATACAAGTACCCAGGAGTATTTGCACTAAAGAGACCGACATGGGAAGTAAACCCAACAAGACAGATTGATGATTTTAAGATTGCTTTTATGACTGACCTTGGAGATGCAATGATGCGCTTTACATGCGTACCAACTTTTGCTTCTGATGCATTTTTTAAGCAGCAGGAAAAGGTAAGAGCCTGCATGACACTTAGAAACCCTGTGGATAACTTTAGAAGGTTTGATGAAGCATTCAAACCAGATCCAACAAAGAAATATTATGTACACGCCGACCTTGCACAGAAGCACGATAAGTGTGCAGTTGCTATTGCCCATGTAGAAAAATGGGTAAACATACAAGTCATCAATAACTATGAACAGGTAGCACCAATTGTAGTAGTAGATGCAGTAGCATGGTGGGAACCAAAGGTAGAAGGCCCAGTTAATCTTTCAGAAGTTAAGCAATGGATTCAGAACCTTAGAAGAATAGGGTTTGATATTGGAATGGTTTCATTTGATCGTTGGCAATCCTTTGATATTCAAAATGAATTAAAGCAGGTTGGAATGAAAACTGATACTGTTTCTGTTGCCAAGAAACACTATGAGGATATGGCTATGCTTGTATATGAGGAAAGACTTGCAATGCCAGCAATTGATTTATTATTTGAAGAACTAACCCAGTTAAAGATCATGAAAAATGATAGAGTTGACCACCCCCGCAAAAAGTCAAAAGACTTGGCTGATGCTGTGTGTGGAGCAATATTTGGGGCAATATCACATACCCCAAAAAATATGGATACAGATGTAGAGGTTCACACATTTAGGGATAGGCCTAAGCAGTTTGACGAACTACCTGACAATGTGATACACTATAAACCTAGCCAAATAGAAGACATAAAGGACTATTTGGATGGACTAAAAACACTATAATAGAAAAGGAATAAAATGAATTCATTTAAGAAAATCTCAATTGCTACTGCTGCAGCCCTAGCAATCGTTGGACTTTCTGTAGCACCTTCTTCGGCAGCACCACTTGCCGTTACAGTTGCAACAGTAACTAACGCAACAACAAGCGCAGCCCCTGCAACAGTTGCAGTTCCATCTGCAAACCAGATCACATCTGGTACATCTGTAGCACTTGCTGCAACAGCAGACACAGGAACAATCGTTTCTTTTGCTGCTTCATCAACAGTTAAGTTGGTAGCAGCGCTACATACAACAAACACACCAGTGACAGTTGCTTCAGGAGTTTCAACTCTTTCAGTAACATCTGCAGGCGTAGCGGTTACAGTTTATGCATATACAACTACAACAGCAGTTGGTTCAGTAACCATTACAAATGGTGCTTACTCAACAATTGTATACCTTAAGGGAACAGCAGGCGCAGCATCTAATGTTGCAGTTTCAGTTCCTTCAGCAACAGCAGTTGGAACAATTCCAACAATCACAGTTTCAGCAACAGATGTTTTTGGAAACTTAATTGCAACAGGCGAGACCATTACTGCTACAGTAATTGGATCTACATTTGCTGACGGTTCATCTACAAAGACTCTAGTTACTACAACAACAGCAGAAGGTGCAGCAGATACAACTCTAGTAGTTGGATCAAAGACTGCAGCACTTGCTACAGCAGTAGCAGGAACAGTTCAGGTTGTTGTTACAGGAGTTGCATCAGCAGCAACAGTAACTGGTCTTACAGCGCCTATCAAGGCTGCGACAGCATCATTTGTTGTTTCAGATCTTAATGGTACTATTGCTTCACTAACTGCACAACTTGCAGCAGAAAAGGCTGGTCGTGCACTTGATGCACAGGCAGCAGCCAACGCTGCAGCAACAGCAAAGGCATCAGCAGATGCAGCACTTGTAACAGTCAAGGCAGCACTTGCTAAGTCAGAGGCGGATGCAGTTACTGCAAAGGTAGCAGCAGATAAAGCACTTGCAGATGCAAAGGCTGCATCAACAGTAGCAGCAGATCTTGCTAAGGCTACATACAAAGCAGAATACAATGCACTTGCAACTAAGTGGAACAAGAAGTTCCCTAAGTTAAAGGTTGCACTAAAGAAATAACTTAAACCAACAACTAAGGGGGTTAGCCAAGCGCTAGCCCTCTTTTTTGTTTAATAAAATGGTATAATCATCCTAACAGACATAGTCTGTCTAAGGGGGAAGAGGTATTAAAAAATTATTAAGATTAGCACTGGTTTTATCCCTTGCTCTATTTCCCCTGCTTTTAATAATTGACAAAGCCCACGCAGCAGAAGGTTTGACTGCTCAGGTTTATAATGTGCTGGGACAGAATGCTGCCCCTTATATACCCCAAGGAGCCTCTCCAGTCGTCACTACTAATGTATCCAATATTAACTTTCAGTGGGGTCTTGGCAGCGTTTTAGGTGGACCATCAGAAGATGTTATTGTTCGTTTTACGGGATCGATTAGAAGCGATTCTACTCAAGATATATCATTTTTAGCAACAGCAGATGATGGTACAAGGCTATATATTGATGGAGTCTTAGTGGCAGATGACTGGGTAGACAAAGGTGGTGGAGGAACTACAACTGCCCCAATAGCCTTTACAGCAGGAGTACCTAAAACCATAGAATTAATGTACTATGAAAATGGCGGGGGAGCAAATGTAAAACTTTACTGGAATCAATCTGGATCTATGGAAATTATTCCAGCAGAAGCCTTTACATCTCAAGCAGCACCAGTAGTAAAAACAATAGGACCTCCAAGAAATTTAACTATATCTAGCAATGAGACATCAACAGTATTGGTCTGGGAAGCACCAGACACTGGAAACACTCAACCAGAAAGATATGCAATTAGTTTTAATTGTACTGGATGTAATGGTTGGGGAATTGCTACTGGAAATGTTGGCGGACCAAACTCTTTAAATACAACAATTACAATTGACCATTCCTTGCTAGATGGTCTTATGCCAGCAGGAACAGTATGGTCATTTCATATTAGATCAGATAATGATACCTTCTCCCTTTACTCTACAAATTCAAATGTTGTTACTGGTTCTACATATATAGCACCTGCTCCAGAGCCTTCCCCTACTCCGACTCCTAGTCCCTCTGAAACAGCAACCGTAACAACACCAACACCTGAAACATCAACTGTTACAACGCCTACACCTGAAACAACAACAGTCACAACCCCTAGCGAAACAACAACTGTAACAACACCAGCGGTTCCAACAGGACCAGTTACAGTAGCACCTACTGGACCAACTGAAGCAGAAATTGCAGCACAAGTTGCAGCCCAAGCAGCAGCACAACAAGCAGAAGCAGCAAGAATACAAGCAGAAACAGCAGCATTAATTGCACAGCAAGCAGCAGCAGCACGAGCAGAAGCAGAAAGAATTGCAGCACTTCAAGCAGCGCAAGAAGCAGAAAGAATTAAGGCAGAAGCAGAAGCAAAGGCAGAGGCTGAACGCATAGAGGCGGAGATTGAGGCAGCAAGAATTCAAGCAGAGATAGAGGCCAAGGCAGAAGAAGATCGCATCGCAGCAGAAATTAAAGCAGCAGAAGAAAAAGCAGAAGCAGAGGCTAAGGCAGAGGCTGATCGTATAGAAGCAGAGCGTATTGCAGAAGAAGAAAGAGCGATTGCCGAAGCAGAAGCAGAGGCTGAGCGTATAGCAGCAGAAGAAAAAGCAATTGCAGAAGCAAAGAAAGAAGCAGAGGCTAAAGCACTTGCAGAAGAAGAAAAAATTGCAGAAGAGTTAGAGGCAATTAAAGAAGAAGAAGAAAAGGCTGTTGAAGAGATAAAGAAGGCCGTAGAGTCTGGAGAAGAATTAACTGAAGAGCAAAAGGATGTTGTAGTAGCGGCATTAATAGAAAACTTGGCTCCAGGAGAATCAGTTTCAGTGGCAGAAGTTTTAGCAGCGGGAGTTGAACTTAAAGACTTACCACCAGATACACCAATTGAAGTTAGAACATCAGAGTCTGGAGAAGTCCTAGTTATTACTGCTGAGGTGGCAGCAAACATTGAACTAGTTACAGATCCAGGAGCATTAGTAGAGGCAATATTTACAGATCCACAGGCAGCACTTGCTGCTATTGGAAGTATAGGTGCTGACATGACAGATGAAGAAAGAACAGAAGCAACCGAAATGGTTGTAGCAACAGTTGTCGCAACAGGTGCAGCATTAAATGCTGTAGGTGCTGCAGCAGGAACTACTGGAGGATCCGCAGGAAGTAATTCTGGAGGATCAGGTGGTGGAGGAGCCTCTGGCGATTCCAAGGGAATAAGGAGAAGAAGACCATGATAAAGAAAATAATCAAAGATATGATAGATCAACTTTGGACACTTCTAGGTATGTTTATTGCCTGGGTAGTCCTAGATGGTTCTGCAAAAACAGTAGTAGGATATGCAATTGTTTGTACATTAATTGCGTGGGGAATTACCTACCCAATTAGAAATAAGGAATGGGATGATGAATAATGGCAAATAAAAAAATAGTAGAACCCCCAAAAAAAGAGCACCCACAAAAAGCAATAACAAATATTCTAATGAGAATTCTTGCGGTATTTGCAGCATCAGGACTATCAGTTCTAGGAGCAGGAGCAGTAGTAGGAATTGATACTATGCAGGCAGTATTCTTAGCAGGACTATTAGGCGTAGCAACAGTCGTTGAAAGGCTGGCTAGGGCTTTTTTGGACGATGGAAAACTCACATTGGCAGAGATCAATGATGCGTTTAAAACGGTAGATAAAAAGGCTAATTAGTCATTATTGACGGTAGTTGACAGCCCTCTCTGGGCAATGGTATACTTAAGTATCACCTATCTGGAGAGGGCTTTTGCCATGACTTGTATTGCTGTAGTAAAACATGAAGATAAAATCTACATGGCTGGAGATCGTGGAGCATCAGATGATGGTACTATTCTAGCACTCGCTGCCCCAAAAGTTTGGAAGATAGGTCCATACTTAATTGGATATGCAGGAGCAATGGACGGAGAAAGAATCCGCTATAACTTTAAGCCAACACCACCAAACATTAAAGACACAGATAAGTTTATGCAAACAAGGTTTGTCAAAGAACTGCGTGAATTTTACAATGAGTTTTGGGTTGATACATCTAAAGATGGAGATCTTGGTTTGATAATTGCTGTTCGTGGAGAAATCTATGAGCATAGTTCTGCAGATATGTCTTTATCTAAATACACACTTCCATACCTTGCAATGGGTTCTGGAGCAGAGTATGCTTATGGAGTTTTATATGCAACAGATAAGCAAAAAAATGCCAGAAACAGAGTAATGCAAGCAGTAAATGCTGCAATAAGATTTAACCCATCTTGTATGGGTCCAGTTGACATCGTTAGTCTTTAAAGGTATACTTATTATATGAATCATTCACACGATGACTTGTCGCCTGAAGAGCAAGAGTTTGGTATCTGGCTTGAAAACGGTATTGAAAGAGGTTGGGTTACACCACCATACTGCAATACACATGATGGCGGATATGAATATATGAGTGAAGAAGAAAGTGAAGAGTGGGACCAAGGTGGGGACCCATGTTGTCATGTCATCAGATTGATGATATCTTAAACAAGAAAAGGAACACAATGAAAAAAGTACTACTATCAATTTTAGCAGCAACACTTATGCTAACAATAACACAGCCAGCACAAGCACAAGATGAAAAAGTTTTAGCAATTATTGATTCTGCTATTAACTCAAACAATTTTCCATCAATTATTCATGAGGTTTGCTTTACAACAGTAAAGTCAGCAAATCCTGCTGTAGACATGTCTTGTCCTAATAAAGAACTATTTATGGAAGGAAAAGGCTCAGCCTCTGCCACATGGCCACTAAAAAAGAACAGCAAAGACTTTGATCTTAATAATGCAACCTTCCATGGAGATACAATGGTTAAGGCTGCACTTACAGTTAATCCAAATCTTAAAATTGTTTTTATTAGGTTTAATGATGTAACAAGTCTCGGCAATTCACGAGGAGATGCTAAGGCTCTTGCTCTTGCAATTGACTGGGTATCAAAGAATGCATCAAAGTATAGTATTGATGCGCTCTCAATTAGTCAATCTTCAGTGAGTGCAGGAAATCTTTCACAATGCTCAGCAGACACAGTTACTATTAATGCTGTGGCATCTTTAAATACAAACAATATTCCAGTATTTGTTGCAACAGGAAATGATCGACGACGAGATGTTGTAGGATTTCCTGCTTGCGTAAGCGGAGCAATTGGAGTTGGAGCACTTGGGAATGAAACTCAACTAGAGGCAGCAACAAATACAGGTCCTGGACTTGATATGGTAGCACCTGGAAAAGTAAGCATTACTAAGTATAATGGATCACCAACAAATACTGCTGGAAGTTCTGTGGCAACTGTAGTATCAGCAGCATCTTATGTAAATAGAAATACATTTAGTAAATTCAGTGACTACCTAACATCTCTTACAAAGATTTTAATTGGTACTTCATCATATATTCGTAACTAATAAATAGTCCTGGGTATGACTAAAACTGCCTACTTTGCCCTATAACTCAGTTGGTAGAGTGCCGAACTGTTAATTCGGATGTCCCTGGATCGAGGCCAGGTGGGGCAGCGATCTAGTGTATAATGATTACATCAAAGTAAAACAACAAAGGAGATAGACAGTGTTAAATTCAAATATGCCAACACCAAGGCCTTATAAAGAACATAAGTTTTTTGAAAGATATCTAGACAATGATTTAGAAGAGTTGTCAAAATTTTTAGAAAAAAAGTATGCGTTGATTGAAAATGCGACCTTGCCTGGCGTAACCTCAATGGAAAAAGATAAGGGAATTTTCTTAGAGTCTGGAAGTCTATCAACGGTTAAATGGAAAGAATATAATGTGTTTCAGTTTTACCATGCATCTTTACACAAACTACACAAAGCAATATCCGACACGGTTAAAGAAGCATGTGAGTACTATGAAGTAGATTTTGACAAACAAGACTACTATATCCAAGGCTGGTTTAACATTAATAGAGCAGAAGTAGGAAAGTTAGATTACCACGATCACGGAACTCCAGGCGCTCCAAACTTTCATGGCTACTATTGTGTAAATGCAGAACCATCAATAACTCATTACAAACTATTTAATGATCCTTCACGAATTGTTGACAATGTAAATAAAAACAACAGACTGGTAGTTTCAGAAGTAGGACATCCACATGCTATGGGCGATTGGGATTGGTCTGGACCAAGAATTACTATTGCGTATGATGTTCAGCCTTTAGAGGTGTTGATTTCTGCAGGAAATACTATACCAGAACAGCACTGGTTTCCATTACTATAGTATGAAAATAATAATAAAAAAAATTAAAGCATATTTTTTATTGAGGAAGATAAGAAAAAATGGCAATCAGGATAGGTATATATACTAAGGATAAAATGTGATAATCCTTGGACTTAATGAAACATCTCACGATGCCTCTGTATCTTTAATTGAAGATGGAAAAATATTATTTGCAGGGCATGCAGAAAGATATAGCAAACAAAAAAATGACTGGTATGTGAATGATAGTTTAATAAAAGATGCCTTACAGTATGGTACACCAGATCACATAGCCTACTATGAAAAGCCCCTTCTAAAGGCCTCCAGGCTGGCTTTAAGGGGTGGGTCTGGAGACTGGAAGCCAAGGTTTGATATCCCTGGAGTTCCAAGAAAATCTTTTAGTCATCACTATTCCCACGCAGCAGCAGGATACTACACAAGTTCATTTAATGATGCTGTGATAGTTGTGCTAGACGCCATGGGGGAATACAATACCTCAACAATTTGGGTCGGTGAAGGTAATAAAATTAAATTAAGGTATAAGCAAAATTATCCTGTTAGTTTTGGATTATTTTATTCAGCCTTTACCCAGTTAATTGGACTTATGCCAAACCAAGAAGAATATATTATGATGGGTATGGCAGCATACGGTGATTGGACAAAGCATTACAAAAAAGTTAATGAATATTTTCCTTCACACAATAGTCAGAAATATAACTTTCATAAAGGTATTACAGACTGGGGCTGGGTTTCAGAAGAAGATAAATTTGATATAGCAGCAGCAGTTCAAATGGTGTATGAGCAAAGATT